TCTCCCCGAACGATTTTAACGCTGCTTTCTCGCCTTTCAATGCCTTGATGTCCTCATCGGCATCGGTAACGAGCGGATTATGCTTTACCGCCGACTCCTCACTCATGATTGGCTCACCACCGCGGGCAAGGGTAAGCGACTCGATAAGCTCTTGAATGTTCTGCGGCAAGACATCACCGAATTTAATGTCGATGTCAAGATTATCGAGTTGTGCTTTGAGAGAATTGTCCGTCACTCCGATCATCGCTTTCATGATGCTCAGACGGCGTTCCATTGCCGGGCCGAAAGTTTCCTGCTTATCCAGTGCCTTGAATAACGCATCGGAAAACATGAGACGCAATGCGATACCACTCACGGCCTGCATGCCCTTGACGTTCTGGAATGACAAATCGGGCGTACTCGTCATGCCATAGATGGTGTCTTTGAGGATATCATATTCAAGCCGTATCGCTTCCGGTGCCTGATCCCAAGTGACATATTCAACACCGCCCGGACAGGAGGCTTTGCCGTTGTCGTCATATTCAAGCGCAACCGTCACAACCTTTCCGGTCTCTTCTTTTTGGGGAAGATTGTTTACCGTACCCTTGATTTGGAGAATAGGCGAACCGTTATAGTCAACCGTATCGGCAAAATTACTAACCAGGTATTCGGCACGGTTTATCTGTGTTTCGACACACTTCCATTCCGGCTCGTCCTGCTCGTAGTAGACAATGGGTATTTTGCCCGCGAGGTTTTCGCGCTTGGTATCCTTCCATTCGCCGCCCTCTTTCTTGAAAGCATCGGTAATGTTGGTAGCCGTGAATATGGTGGCATTGGCTATCGTCTTGCCTTTATCGTCTTTCGTATCAAATCTGAGCGTGAAGGCATCCATATCACCCTCGTCATCGTAATGCGGGTATATCTTGTAACCCGCACGAGTACTTAATAGCACAACCCGGATACGAGCGTCTTTGCCTTCTTCTTTCTTCGGGACATGCCAGAGTTCGGCAACCTTGCATTCGACAAACAGATCACGGGCGAGGGCTTTGTTGAAATAATCGAGTTTGTTCTGTTTCCATACCTCGTTAATGCGGTCAAATGCCTTGCTATTATCGGCTTCCTCATCGTTGAGAATGAGTTTCAGGGGCTCACCGAACAGAAACGTTACCGCACTGTTCACGATGCGTTTCTGGTAGGGGATAGTCTCTTTCGTGTGTTTCACCGTGCGATTCGTGCCGTCGCTATTGGTAATTTGCACGTCCCTTCGCGTTGTATCGTCGAGGATTGCATGCTGTCCCGTGAATGCTTTGCGGTAATCATCGATTTTCGCATCCTTTTCTTGCGGGTCTTTCGTTAACTCGGCAAGTGCCTTATCAAAAGGCTGCTTTAAAATTTCTGTGATTTCCATGTACTACCTCTTTTCTGTTGTAAGTTTCTTTATAGTAATTTCTATGCGTTTGCCTATTCTCTGCACTATCTTGTCAAGATCACCGAATACTAATTCGAGCAGTGCGTCTATGTTAAACGGCTTCTTTGTTTTCATCTTTCACCTCGTTTCATGTGGGGCAGGCGTGAACCCGCCCCGTTGTTGTTAGTGTCGCAGCGACCCGTTGGGTTTCAACAGTACACTGGCTCGCAACTGGACCCTGGGTTTCATTTTATTTGTGGCTCGCAATCCTTTCTTGGGTTTCATTTCAACTCCGGCTCACAGTCCTTTGACTCGTTCATTATGCGTTTAACTTCCAGCATGATTTCCCCGTTTTTTGTTAGCTTCCTGATCTGTTCGGCCTGTTCTATGATAGTTTTCTGCGCCTTTTGCAACTCCGCTTTTGTTGCCAGGTGAGCCGCACGTTCAGTCACATACATAGCTCGCCAGTCGTTACGTTCTTTTTTGGCTGCTTCCTTGCGTTTCGGGTCGGTATGCTTTTCGATTATCTCCTCGATCTTCTCCCTTGGCACTGACTTTTTCTTTACTTCTTCCAGTGCGGATATTTCCGCAAAGGCTCTTTCTGCTCCTTTTTTACCGCACGTACTCACGGTTTTGGATACAAGTCCCACACCGAATGTTTCGGCTTCCTTTTCGTAGGGAAGTGCTTTTACCCACTCCATGTACGTACCCATCCGTACGCCGAACTGATCGTCAAGATAAACCTTAAACGGTTCTTTCGCGTACCGGGCGTTTTCCTTGTAGCGGTTCGTCCTTTGCAGATAGCGTAAGAGCTTTGCCGCCTCGATAATTCCGCACTTGAACCTTTTGAGTGCTTTTCGCACTGCGTTTTCAAGCTGTGTGATGCTCATCTCGTCGTACTGTAACTGAGCGATAGTCTTCTGTTCGTACTGCATGGAATTTCTCCTTGTTATGACGTGGTTGTGATGTGACGCAAAGCCTTGCTGGGATTCATATTTTATCTGGCTCGCATTCTGCTGTTGGATTTCAAGCGGTCACTGGCTCGCAAAACTGTGCTGGGTTTCATCGTGCACATGGCTCGCAATTCACCTTTAGGATTCATATAAAAACTGGCTCGCACCCCCTGTTTGGGTTTCAAAGCGAAAGTGGCTCGCATTCTGCTGTTGGATTTCACTTGTTGGATGGCTCGCAAACCGACACTGGGTTTCATAAACGCATTGGCTTTCAATCCCAATAAAACGGCCTTATTATCCCCGTGTGTCCCATGATAGCACCTGCATACGGGTCTGTCACCGGCAGTTCGTCAATCTCTCGCGCTACCACCCAAAAATGAGCAAGGAACAGCTTAACCGCCTCATTCTTTGCCGCATTGTGAATATGTCCCTTCGTCCAATCGGGATGTTTCAGCGAATGTTTCCGCTTCCGTTCAAGCATAAACGCCTTGTAAGGATGGTCGTCTGCTTGCCGGTTAAACTGGTCGCCGATTTGATAGCCAAGCGTCCTGCCTTTCGTACTCCAGTTCGACATAGCACCAGCCTTGCGCTTAGGCATTACACCGTCTACGGTATGCCTACCCATGAACGCCCACCATTTGCTTATGTTCGTGAAATCCCGCAGTTCTTCCCGGTATTTCAGCAACCCGTCTTTTTTCGCTTCTGCACCGCATGATTTACACTTCATACCGCCATCGATTTTCTCAAGATCACCTCCGCATTTCTGGCATATTGGCACATTTCGAGAGTAATACAGCAAGACAAGTCCACCTGCAATGGCGGGCCCGATCCCCGGAACCTTCTCCAGCCATAACGACCAAACTTCAATATTTCTCAACTCTCTTTCTATGCCTCTTGATGTGCGGCCTTTCAGCGTTTCAAGTCCTTCCATACCTCTTTCGCCTTTAAGAAGCACATCAAACTCAGGCTTGGCCTCATCCATGCCGTAAAAGGAAGCAAGCCTCTGTTTTTTCTGAGCGATAACTTTCGTTAGCTCCTCGTAATCTTTCACTCTCATTCTTAGGATTGCTCTCTCTGTTGACATTTCGCCATCTCCTTTCACTCGTCAATGTTCACGTATCATCCCCACATGAATTACATTAAACATCTAATTCTATCGATCATTAGAATTTCTCCTCGGTGAAATATTTCCGTTCTCTAAACTCGCTGCGCTTGCCGATGTTCATGTCTTTTATAGGCCGATAGTAACCGACGACACGGCTCCAGACCTCGCATTCCTGGCGTTCCTTGTCGGGTATGGTGATTGTCGTGTTGTTAATCGTTCTCTGGATCATCTTGCTCCTTTACCCCGGCAATCCCAGCAGTCGCCGGTCGAATGTGCTCGCTGTTTGTATTATCTTTATCTTGCGCGGGAAGTATGATTCCGTGAGAGCATCGAGATTATCAGGCGATCTTCCCAGTCGTTCTTTTATCTTGTCCTTCTCCTCGATGAATATGCTGCCATTGCTCTTTAACCCCCATTTTGGCTCGCAGAGTTCCTGCACGAGATCATCATTCGGCGGCAATGCTAACGGCTCACGGAAAGCATCAAAAGCCGGATCGAGCGCATCCCTGACAGCCCAATGGCAGTAAGCCCGCATATTAAAAAACGTTCGCAACCCCGTAAAATCCTTTTTACCCTTCGCACTTTCCGAGCCTTTCGCGCTCGTAACCGATTCCTTTGCAATGGCACCCGCCTTTTCAAGTTCACTAAGCCGACTATATACACCTGCTCCTTCACCGATAGTATCGATGAAAGCATGGCCACCGGGATTAATTCTTAGTATATTTTTCACCCTTCCGACAGTCTCCATATGATCGGATTTGGCATAATTCTTTATTTTTTGCACAATGGTCTCGTAACGATAAACTAGTGCCGTCTTGTCGGCACCCATGCCAGCGACATCGACACCGAGGCTCAGTTTATCGCCTTCTTTCGGTGTTCCGTTACGCTCATGCCACCGCTCTATTGCAAGCTGTACCCATGAATACGGAATTAACTGATCTTCTGACTCTCTGGGCGGCTCCCCTATTACCATGACGAGAAACAGATCGCCGGGGCGATACCATTGGCCTTCCCATTGAAAATCATATAGTTCCGATTTAGCTTCACCGGAATCTATTGCTGATACCATGCCGGGTTTTTGTATTAATCCGTCTACCCAATTCCAATCAACTTGGCCGGGAATAATGACTTTTTTTGCCTTGACATTTGGGGCCTCGAGACAATTCAGCCTGAATGATTTATAGCGTGGGTCTTTAATGCTCCTGAATGCCTCGCCATGAGTACGTATGGGGTTAAACACTATCAATAACCGTGAATTCCCAGGAAGTATTTTCTCAATATTGTCGAACGTACGGTCATCAATACCGGAAGCTTCCGTGACAACAACCATGAGATTAGGGGAATGATACCCTGTCCATGTTTCATCTCGTGTATCGGATGCTTTAAATGCTATGAGATATCGTTCCGGCTCGTCGTCAAACTTTATGTAGTTCTGCAATAGCCGTCCCCCCAGCTCTATGCGGGCCCCGTTTCTGATACGCGCTATTTCGGTCATCATGATTGCCTCTACCTGCCGCCCCGTGGGTGCTGTGTTGACAACCTTCGAGGGCCGCTCTAGATGCAACCAGCAATTCGACACAACCGCGGCCACAAAATCCTTTCCCCGGGCATTACCCGAGCGCACAGAAACCCGCGGCTCATGCTGTACGGTTCGCACAATGCGTTTCTGATCGATGTCAAGCATTATATTCAGGACTATCTCAGAATAATATACCCAATCATCGTGTGACCGTTTCCAGACCTCGCGCATTTCAGGTGATATCCGTGGTCGTTCAGTCGCCATTCTCTTTCTCTTTTGCAATTGCCTTTTCAAGCGAATCCCATGAGCTGATATTAAGGTTCCCCTTAATTTCTTGCTTATCTGTTTGGTCAAGTATATTCTTACCAAGCCATATTAACATCACGGGATTCCCCGCCATAGCGACTTCCCATTGTTTCCGCCTTAAAGATGATTTGCCGGAGCCCTTTTTTTGTTTAAAATACTCCGAAAAACCAACACGATAACGCTCTTTTATATTCCGGTTCAGAGTGTCATAGTCAACACCAAGTGCATGAGCTATTTCTTCACCAGTGCATTGTATCTCGCATAGAATGTCTATTAGTTCAAAGTCTATCTCTTTTCTCGGTCTGCCACCTTTATTTGTTTTCATTATACTGCCCTCCTCTGATATACTATTTCAAGTGTATCATTATTACCCCGTTCGCTTAACACTTTTAGATTTTCACATACAAGTTTATAATATTCTATTTCTTTTTCTGTAGGTTTTCTCCTACATACCCATTTATCAAAGGGAATTATTTTTGACAATAATATCTTTGCATGTTCTTTACAAGACACTGTCCCGCTTGCTTTATTTGTGAGATATTCTTTAAATCTTTTTATCAAATATCTCTCTATTTCGAAAGCATCAGACTCGTCATTTGTTTCATAAAACATAACAATTTGGGGACTTGCTCCTGTTTTTAATATTTCTATGATTCGACCACCCTTTACCCAATTAATGCTAACACCATTTCTTGCATTTCTTTCATGCATTAATGCCCGTTTTCCCTTCCCTTTTCCTATATAGAATATTTCATTATTACGAGGGTCTATTAACATATAGACATAATATATTTTTATTAATTCCGATAGTTCTCTCAATCTATACCCGGCACGTATCGCCGCCTGCGTTGCATTCAGGTCAACTATATACTCCTGGCAAAATCTCCTTTGCTTGTCTGCGAGTTTCTTATTCATTCAAATCACCTTCATTTCCTTAGCACAAACAGGCTCACATAGATTATGATGCCTGCTGCTATCGTGTAAAAGATTAATTGGCTATTGCTCTGTAACCATGCTTTCATTGTCATACTCCCTTCTCAAAGTCTTCAATTACTATTCTCTCTATACGTGGAGACCACCGCACTGCCTTACCGCCACGCTTCACCTTGATGCGTCGCCAGCCCCATATCTCCAAGTGCCCGCCCGGTGTCGAAAGCCAATCGATACATGCCTGGGAGTTTTCTTCCCGTAGCTTTGTTCGGTGCGCTGCGAAAGACTGTCCACACGCTTGAATACCGACGAACCCGCGTTCGGGATCCAAAACAAGGATATCAACTATGCCAAAAAGGTCTTGCCTGATACCGTGCTCACCGACATAGGCGTTCCACTTCTCGACCACAGCACAGATATTGCCCTGTTCCCGCAGGTACCGCATTGTCCGTTGTACGGGGGATAGTCCTTTACTCATTTCTCCACCTCCTCACTCATGTCTGTAATTATTTTCACCGCCTTTACCTTGTCGTTTTCCTTTTGGGTCGCCTTTAATATTGTTTCCTTAAAATTATCAATTACCCACTGTACGCTGCCACCCCTTATCGCAAGCACCATTGTTCCATTGTCAACCGTTACTATTCTCAGCGGTTCGATGAAGCATTTATATGATTCCTGATTCAATTCGTTTTTTAATTGTGCTTTCGCCGGTTCCCATGATTCCCACATTTGAGCGTCGGCATGATCGAATCCCATAGTGTCATATTTATCATACATTTCCTGATCGCTGTGTTTCATGAGTACAAGAGCACGACTATCGCCATTATCACTTGGATTTATTCCGTCTCTTCGTAACCAGCTACGCAAAGTCATATTATGGTTCTTGTATTTTTTCTGATATCCCATCGATCCGATATATTCATCGAGCCGTTGGATGTAATCCCCAATCGTTTCTTTTCCGTAATCAATGATTAACTTTTCATGTTCGTCGTTAGTCAGTAAAACATTTCCCAAAAATTTATTTTTAGGGGGCGTGTCCTTTTCTTTATTACTTTCTTTTCTTTTACTTTCCTTTACTTTACTTTGTGTATTAATTGAAGGCATTAATTGAATTAATGTTACATTTTCCGAATTAATGTAGTCATTAATAGGTATTAATGTGTAGGCTGTGCAAAATTTGACCACTTTTCGCCTCGAACACGCTAGTAAATACCTCTTTTGAATCTCCTTTGATGTAAGAATTCCGTACTTTTTGTATACATTAATGTCGAATAACCCCTCATTAATGCAGTCATTAATTACATTATTGACGACATTAATAGGTATTAATGTTCTCCCCGCAAATAGTATTTGCTCGTGTTCTCCCCATCGATAGTAGTACCCTTTTTGGTAAATCCGCATGAGTATTTTAATGATTACCGAGAAGGCAATTGGCCCATGTTTGGCCTCGACAAAAACTATCTTATCATTGTGGTCCATGTCCACATCGAGGGAAAAATAGTCAAGCCCACCTTTTAGCGGCGCACCCACATTCGAGCTCATTCCTGGTCTGCCTCGCATTTTCTTATTGCTGCCCGTAACCGTTCGGCATTGAATATATCCAGGAGCATGTCCGGAAGTTTGTGCCGCTGTACATACCCATGCAGCCAGATCACGTTCTTGCCTTCGATTGAATCCAGGGAGATAATTTTTGGAGCGGCTTCTTCCGGTTCTGCATCGGGAACAATGGGAATTACAGTATCCGGCATATGTTTGATAATGACATCCAAGGCATCGTGATCAGATACGCCGATTAAGTTCTCAGCCGGACCCGGTACTACCGGTTTCGGTGCCGGTTTCCTCGTTATTCTTCTTGTGGTTGTTCTTGCTCGTGCCATGATGTTATTCCTTTCTTCGATATTGGTTAG